GTCTGTACACTATTAGGCCCTACTGGAGAAAATCTGGTAGGGCTTAGTACATTCTGTAGCCATATATGGTATACTAGAGTATATGAACGGATTAATCAACCCAGAAACTGGGGAACCAATTGTCAAAAATGTACGTAGACAGGTTATTGAAAAGAAGTATAACTGGGGACTCTACGTCTATAAGAAATCTAACGGTAAGTGGTTTACTGACGGAGAAGGAAATGTTTTAAACATTGAGTCAATGCGTAACGATGTTGCAAAGATTGCAGACCTAAAAGCAGCAGCAAGACACTTCGGTGATGACGGAGAAGGGGAAGCAGTATTTGTCCCTGGACTTACAAGAATTAGCGATGAAGAGCACTCAGAGCAGATGGATCGTATGAAGTCTGGTCTTATTCCATCAATGAATGACTTGGGAGCATGGCATGCAGCCCAGCAAACATTGAACAAAGCAGGCAAGGATGCATTTGATGACTAATAGCGATTACTTAGAGGCAAGACTTAGTACAGCTGAAAAGCCTGAGAGTCAATTTAAAAATAGTGACCCATTTAATAAATCTTGGGAAGAGCTAAAATCTCTTGGCGGTATTGAGGAAAACTTTAAGCGTCGTGTAACAAGACAAGTAAATAAAGCAATGACCCAAGAAGGTTATCTTGCTACAAATGGAAACATTAATTTACTTAGTCCACAATATCTTGATTCTGCAAATGCTGATCCAAAAGGATTAAAGGATTCAGGATCTAAAGCAATCAACCCTGGCCTAGTTTATAGAAATGGCTATGGCCTGTTTGATGTTATTACTCCCCCATACAACATGTATGAGTTGGCTAATTTTTATGACACTTCTTTTGCTAATCATGCAGCTATTGATGCAAAGGTAGAAAATGTTGTTGGTCTTGGATATCGTTTTGATGTTACAGACAGAACAATGCTGAGCCTTGAAAATAACGCAGACAAGGCAGCAACAGATCGTGCAAGAAAGAGAATTGAAAGAGCAAAGCTAGAGCTTCGTGATTGGATTGAGTCACTAAACGATGACGATAGCTTTACAAGAACAATGGAAAAGATCTACACTGACCTTCAGGCAACTGGAAATGGTTACATGGAAGTTGGTAGAACTGTATCTGGAGAAATTGGATACATCGGACATATTCCATCTACAACAGTTCGTGTTCGTCGCATTCGTGATGGTTTTGTTCAGATCATTGGACCAAAGGTTGTTTACTTCCGTAACTTCGGAGCAACTAACCAGAATCCATTAACAGCAGATCCACGTCCAAATGAAATTATTCATTTTAAAGATTATTCACCATTAAACACATACTACGGTGTTCCTGATATTGTTGCAGCATTGCCTTCTTTGATTGGTGACCAGCTTGCATCACAATACAACATTGATTATTTTGAAAACAAAGCGGTACCAAGATATGTAATTACACTTAAGGGTGCAAAGCTATCAGCAGACGCAGAAGACAAGATGTTTAGATTCTTGCAGACAGGACTTAAGTCTCAGTCACACAGAACTCTTTACATTCCACTTCCTGGAGACAATGATCACTCTAAGGTTGAGTTTGATATGAAGCCAATTGAAAATGGCATTCAGGATGGTTCATTTAAGGAATACCGCAAGCAGAACCGTGATGATATTTTGATTGCTCATCAGGTTCCTATCTCTAAGCTTGGAGGGGCAGACTCTGGAGCTATTGCAGCAGCACTTGCTCAAGATCGCACTTTTAAGGAGCAGGTATCTCGTCCAGAACAACAGCATCTTGAAAAAGTTATTGGAAAGATCATTAAGGAAAAGACAGATATTTTGCAGTTTAAGTTTAATGAGCTTACACTTACAGATGAGATTGCTCAGTCACAAATCCTTGAGCGTTATGTAAAGAACCAGATTATGCTTCCAAATGAGGCACGTGAAATACTGGATCTTCCACAGGCAGAGCACGGGGATGAGCCACTTGAACTAGGTGCAAGACAGGCTGCAGATGCCAGGGCAAACGGGAATAGATCTCGTGATGCAGAGAGAACAAACAATCAGTCAGATGGATCTGCAACGGTTTCAGGACGCAATCCGAAGGGTGAAGGTAGAGCATCTCAATAACTGAGAAAACTCTATAAAAGTTTGGTATAATGGATTACAACATGAACATAAATAAGGCTTTTTGGACCACTGATGGCGACAATGTTCGCCTCTCAATGCCCTTTGGCAAAGTAGACACAGAGAAGAGAATCGTTTCTGGTTTTGCGTCTCTGGACAATGTTGACAAGCAGTATGACATTGTTACAACAGAAGCATCAATGGCAGCATTTGCAAAGTTCCGTGGGAACATCAGAGAAATGCATCAGCCATCAGCAGTAGGAAAAATGCTTAATTTTAAAGAAGAAAAATATTTTGATCCAGAGACAAAGAAGTTCTATAAGGGAGTCTATGTCTCTACTTATATTTCTAAGGGTGCACAGGATGCATGGGAAAAAGTTCTTGATGGAACATACACTGGTTTTTCAATCGGGGGACGAATGAACAAGTGGGATGATGCATACAATGAAGAACTTGATAAAACAATTCGTGTCATCAAAGACTATGATCTGGTAGAATTAAGTCTTGTAGATTCACCAGCAAATCAGTTTGCTAGCATTATGTCTGTTGAGAAAGTTGACGGCGTAGATGTTATTAAGGGAGAATTTGCAGATGTAGTTGTAGAAAATGTTTTCTATGACGAAGAGACAGGAATAGTTCTAACTTCTGATGAAGAAACATATGTTAGCCCAGTAAGTGGTAACGAAATGAAGAACATTGGTTTTGTAGAAAAGAATGACTCAGATAAAGCAAATATGATAAAATTCTTAGTTGATAGTGCTAAAGGCATTAATACACCTAAGATTACCAAGGAGGTAAACCCTATGACAGAAGAAACAACAGCAGTTGTTGACGCTCCAGTTGCAGAAGCAGTTGAAGCTCCAGCAGCCGAAGCAGTAGTTGAATCAGTTGAGGTCGCTCCAGAGGCGGATGCAAAGGCAGATACCGTAGAGGCAGAAGAAGAAACAACAGAGAAGGCTGCAAAGCCACATGCTGATGAAGAAACTCCTGCAGAAGACGCTGGCGAAAAGCCAGGGGATGAAGAAGCGGAAGACAAGAAGCCAATGGAACCAAAGTCAGATGAAGTAATTGCAAGTGCAATTTCTGAAATTAAAGAATCTGTAACTAATGCCTTTGGCGATTTAACAGCAACAATTAAGTCACTTAGTGATGAAGTTGCTAACCTAAAGAAGTCTCTTGATGCCACAACAACTGATGTGAATCAGATCAAGGGTACTTTTAATGAAATTGGAAAGCGAGTTGATTCCGTAGAAAAGGACACAGCTTTCCGCAAGTCTGGCGATCTAGGCGAGATCGTGCAGGAATTGGACTCAGCTCCAGTTCAAAAATCCCTATGGGGCGGACGTTTCCTCAAATTCTCCGACCTATATAACTAACATAAAAATCACTAGGAGGTGAACAATATGTCAGAAGATATCGTAAAAAACTATCCAGGTACTAGCGAAGGCCACACTCATACAGGTGAAGGCGCAGTAGCATCTGGTTCTACATCAGACGCAGCAGCCATTGTTAATGGTCGTGTTGGCGTTATGGGTAACATTGATGGTGCAAATTACGGAACAACAGGTGCTAATGGAGTAAATCCAGTAGGTACACCTGGCGGTATCCTATTGCCTGAACAAGCTCGTCGCTTCATTGATTATGTGTGGGATGCTACAGTTCTCGCTAAGGATGGACGTAGAGTTACAATGAGAGCTAACACAATGGAACTTGAAAAGGTTAACGTTGGTGAGCGTGTAATTCGTGCAGCAGCACAGGCAGACCCTACATTTACAAATGCAGGAGCAACTTTCTCAAAGGTTGAATTGACTACAAAGAAGATTCGTCTTGACTGGGAAGTTTCAACAGAAGCACTTGAAGACAACGTAGAAGGTGGAGCTCTTGAAGATCACCTTGTTCGTTTGATGACAACAGCTTTTGCTAACGACATTGAAGATCTTGCGATCAACGGTGACGGATCAACAGGCAACTTCCTTTCAATCATGGAAGGTTTTGTTTCAAAGGCACAGGGCGGAGACTCACACGAGTCACTCGTAACAGTTGAAAATAACAACTGGACAACACCTGTTCTCCAGGATATCATCCTTGCAATGCCACGCAAGTACCGTGCAATCAAGAACAATCTTAAGTTCTATGCTGGTACAGACGCATTCCAGGGTATTGTCAAGAACAACGGTACACTTGCTGATGCAATTGCAGAAGCATTTACACCACGTCTTGGTGGTACTGAGGCTAACCGTCAGGCATACTACGATGGAAACGCTCAGACATTCGGTGGAGCACGTACAACACGTGTCCTCGGTGTTGAAGTACAGGAAGTTCCTTACTACCCTGCAGGATATGTAGATCTTACATTCCCACAGAACCGTGTATGGGGATTCCAGCGTGATATCACTGTAAACCGTTTCTACCAGCCAAAGAAGGACACAATTGAGTACACAGTATTCGTCCGCTTTGGTATTCAGTGGGAAGAGCTTGATGCAGTTGCATACGCAACAGCAGCAGACAACTCATAATCGCAAAACGATTGACTTTGGGGAACGGTGTAAAAGCCGTTCCCTTCAGTCATTTATAAGGAGAATAAATGTCATATCCAGGAACACCGCAAGACCACACACACGTTGCGGTGCAAATTACGGAACAACAGGTGCTAATGGAGTAAATCCAGTAGGTACACCTGGCGGTATCCTATTGCCTGAACAAGCTCGTCGCTTCATTGATTATGTGTGGGATGCTACAGTTCTCGCTAAGGATGGACGTAGAGTTACAATGAGAGCTAACACAATGGAACTTGAAAAGGTTAACGTTGGTGAGCGTGTAATTCGTGCAGCAGCACAGGCAGACCCTACATTTACAAATGCAGGAGCAACTTTCTCAAAGGTTGAATTGACTACAAAGAAGATTCGTCTTGACTGGGAAGTTTCAACAGAAGCACTTGAAGACAACGTAGAAGGTGGAGCTCTTGAAGATCACCTTGTTCGTTTGATGACAACAGCTTTTGCTAACGACATTGAAGATCTTGCGATCAACGGTGACGGATCAACAGGCAACTTCCTTTCAATCATGGAAGGTTTTGTTTCAAAGGCACAGGGCGGAGACTCACACGAGTCACTCGTAACAGTTGAAAATAACAACTGGACAACACCTGTTCTCCAGGATATCATCCTTGCAATGCCACGCAAGTACCGTGCAATCAAGAACAATCTTAAGTTCTATGCTGGTACAGACGCATTCCAGGGTATTGTCAAGAACAACGGTACACTTGCTGATGCAATTGCAGAAGCATTTACACCACGTCTTGGTGGTACTGAGGCTAACCGTCAGGCATACTACGATGGAAACGCTCAGACATTCGGTGGAGCACGTACAACACGTGTCCTCGGTGTTGAAGTACAGGAAGTTCCTTACTACCCTGCAGGATATGTAGATCTTACATTCCCACAGAACCGTGTATGGGGATTCCAGCGTGATATCACTGTAAACCGTTTCTACCAGCCAAAGAAGGACACAATTGAGTACACAGTATTCGTCCGCTTTGGTATTCAGTGGGAAGAGCTTGATGCAGTTGCATACGCAACAGCAGCAGACAACTCATAATCGCAAAACGATTGACTTTGGGGAACGGTGTAAAAGCCGTTCCCTTCAGTCATTTATAAGGAGAATAAATGTCATATCCAGGAACACCGCAAGACCACACACACGTTGCAGAAGGTGCAATCGTAACATTGGGTAACCCAGGGGTTATAGTAATGGGTCCAGGAGGCTTACAGGCCAATACAATGGGCACTCTAGGGCAAGCAAACATGGGTGATACATCTGGTCCAAATGCTGTTAACCCCTCTGGAACTCCAAATGGAATTCGTTTACCATCACAAAATAATTTTGGTATAGGAAGAAGACGACGCTAATTCTGGTATAATGACTTAGGAGGAATTAATGTTTACTATTGAAGATTTGTCTAAAAAGACTGTTATGGAAATAAAGTCTTATGCAAAAAGAAATAACATTGATTTGTTGGGGGCAACAAAAAAGGCTGAAATGCTTGAAGTAATAGCAAATTGGACTCCATCAGAGCCAGAGGTTTTACTAGAAGAAGAAAAGCCAAAGCAAGAAAAAGTAGCACTATTTTCAGAGCGTAACATATTTTGGAATGGTGTTGGCGAAGTCGTAAAAGGCTATAACATAGTAACCAAGGAGGTTTCCGAAAAGTGGCTTACCCACAGCAAGGTTCGCATAGCGACACCCCAAGAAGTGGCAAGGTACTACGGTAAAAAAACATGATAATTCTTAGACTCCCACCATACCCTATTGATGTTAAGTATGATGTGCCAGCACCAAATACTAACTATCTTTTTACAATTGAAAATGCTCCACGAACCATTGAGGCATCAGAGGTTTTAACATCAGATGACAACTCACAAATAACATTCCGCCTCACAGGTGATTTTATTACATATGATCATGACTACTCTGTACAGATCTACGAAATCAACAATGATCCAGAAGAGCATATCTTGGTTCAAGATATTTTAAGTATTGTTCGTCCATATGTTGATCCAAAAACTTTGGGGACAACAGCAACAGAAATTGCAGAAGCTACATACAATGAACGTATTGCTAGAGCTATTGTTGACTCGCTGATTAATCGTGGGTTTACATTTGAGAAGAAGGTCCTTGAAGTAGTGGGACAAGGAACAGATTATATGCCAGTATGGGAAACAATCTACAAGATTAATCAGGTTTACGAAAATGGCGTATTGGTTTATGATGTTACAAACACAACTGATGGTCCAGCACTTGCAGGATTTGACTATAGAGTTACACAAGACAGAACGTCTATTGTAAAGGTTCCAACAGATTCAAGTCAGTATGAGCCAAAAAATCGTTCAGAACGTAAACCCCTTAAGTATAGAGATGCTGGATCAGACTCATTCTATGCTCATGCACCATATGAAAACTTTGATAATATGTGGACAAACACACGTAACCCAGCTGTAGCATTCCCTGAAGGACATGACTATATATTTATTTATGATGCTGGGTACAAGGTTATTCCTAACGATGTTCGTGATGCTGTAAAGATGATGATTGATGACCTTAAGTGTGGCAAGATGGATCACTACAAGGCGTACATTACTAACTATGAGACAGATCAGTTCAAGCTTCAGTACGACCCATCTAAGTTCTTTGGAACTGGGAATATTCTTGTTGACATTATTCTTGATAAGTATATGACAAACCTTCGCACTCCTGGGATGTTGTAATGGCAAATTGTGAATCTACAGATTTTATGTTTCCGCTTCTTGCAGATATATATTATGCTGTAATAACACAAAATGAATATGGCAAGCCAACAAAAGAGTGGATCTTTGACAGAACCATAGCCTGTAATGCTCAGCCTCTAACAAAAAGGGCTCAAGAAGACATTAGCCCAGCAGTATTTTTACAGCAAGATGGAAAGCTAGCTTCTAGATCAAGATCAGATATTAGAGTTTCATCAAAAGGAGAAGACTACGCAATTACCAATATACTTGTAACTAATGTCAGACTCCCTGGAGATAGTATAGTTTACAGAGAAACCTCTGGACCAAGAAAGGGAAGAGGCACAATGTTTGAAGTTGCTTCCTTTGAGCCTTTTATCGGAGGCCTTCAGTCAATAGAGTATTATCATATGATGTGGCGTAGATCTGAAAACCAGACAGTTGGTGAATAATGACTGTCACAATTAATACTAAAGATTTAGAAAATAAAATAAACAATGTAGTTAATTACTCATTTGGATTTTTAGAAGGTGCTCAAAAAGGCAAAGCCGTAATGCTCAAGCATATGGGAGAAAACATAGTTCTTCTTTTAAAAGAATACATAGACGCAGAAGCAAGATCAAATCAGAAGGCTCTTCACCATATTTACGAATGGTATCAAACAGGAAGTCCAGAAGCAAGACTATATGACTTTACATATACTGTCAGCAATCTAGGACTTTCTTTTAAGTCTAACTTTAGCCAGTCAAAGTCTTTAGCGGATGGATCAACTGTACCATTTTATAATAAGGCAAAGATTATGGAAGAGGGAATCCCCGTAACCATAGCACCTAAAAAATCTAATGTTCTTGCATTTGATGTTAATGGAACAACAGTCTTTACTAAAAATCCAGTAACTGTTGAAAACCCAGGAGGAGATTTTGTTCAGGGGTCATTTGAGAAAATAGCAGATCAATTTTTTAATGTCTATTTTAGACAATCTTTTCTTAGATCATCAGGCCTTTATCAGTATATAAAGAAGCCAAGACTGTACAAGGATAACTTTGCTTCTGGATCTAGACTAGGAAAGTCTTTAGGGGTTTCAACTGGATTTAAGTGGATAGCTAACGCACAAGTAGGAATGGGATAAGAGATGACATATACAGCTAAAGAAACGACAGGGTTTCCACCCTTACTATTAAACAAATATATTCTTGGACAGCTAGAGCTTCATGGCCTATATACCCCAAACCCAAACGGTATGGGTGAGCCAATCATTACAGTTCAGTCTACCAATATTGATGACCTATTTGACGAGATCTTGCCACCAGATGGACTACCATTTTTGATAGTTTACGATAGACTGGTCAGACTAAGACCAAACTCATTTTACAGAAACAAAAGAGAACAGCTTGTTTATACTATCCACTCTACTGACGAATCAAAGATGCTAGATATTTCAAGGGTAATTATAGAAGCCCTAGACCGTGAAGACTCATCTGGACAGGATATCAACCAATGGCTTTTAGAAAATAAGGCAGCCCTTGGTAGTCTAAACCACAATGTATTTTTCCATAGATCAAAGGTATTTCAGATTGATGAGACCAGGGACCTTCTTGAGCTGGGATCTATCAAGTTTAACTACCGTGGCAAGATAATCATTGAGTATGACTACCACACCACAGGGTCATTATACACTTAAAAAAGCTGATATACTGTATTTTGAGGAAACACAACGCCAACACAATTTAATAACCCTATTTAGGAAAAAGAGGTGAAAATATGGCTAATTACAGTCGTGGTACATCAACCAACATTATCGTTGGTGCAGCAGCAATTTTCGTTGCTGACACAACTTTGGATGCAACATCAGTAACTGCTTTTGAGTCTTCAAAGACTTTTAGAGACACACTTACAAACGATGCAGACTACACAAACGTTGGTTACACAATGAACGGTCTTGAACTGCAGTTCCAGCCTGACTTCGGTGAAGTTAAGGTTGACCAGATTCTTGACGTTGCTAAGCTTTACAAGCAGGGAATGCAGGTCTCACTTAAGACAGCATTTGCTGAGGCAACACTTGAAAACCTTCTTCTTTCTTTGGCTTATAGCGATACAAAGCTTACAGGAACAAAGTCAACTTCAGCAGGACAGGCACTTGACCTTTCTGCAGGAGATATTGGCGAGTGTCCAGTAGAGCGTGGTATTGTTGCAGTAGGCCCAGGAACAGGAGACTGCGTAGATTCAGCTTATGTAGAGCGTGTTTACACAGCATACCGTGCACTCTCAATTGAGAATGTTACAGTATCTGCAAAGCGTGATGAGGCTTCAATGTTTGAAGTTTCATTCCGTCTCCTCCCAGAGGACTCATCTGGTTCATACGGTAAGATCGTAGATCGTACTTGGACACCAGCTTCATAATTTAATAAATTATACGACAGGCCCATTACCCAAAAGGTAGTGGGCTTTGTTGTTTTGTGCTAGAATAGATAGACTATGGCAACAACAATATACCCTATAAATAAAATGTTTTTATTGGACGATAAGGAATTAGAAATTATCCCATTAAAGATAAAATATCTTCGTGAGTTCATGGTGGTATTTGACAAGATAAAAGAAACAAAAAATGATGATGATGCTATAAATATTTTGGTGGAGTGTGTAAGAATATGCATGAAGCAGTACTATCCAGAAATATCAAAGTCAGTAGAGGATATAGAGGATAATTTTGATTTGCCAAGCATATACCAAGTTCTTGACTACGCTGCTGGAATCAAAATTAATAGTCAGTCACAGGAACCAGTAAAATCTCAAGCAATACAAAGTAATACATCCTGGGATGATTTTGATCTAGCCAAACTAGAATCAGAGGTATTTTTGCTGGGTATATGGAAAGACTATCAAGAACTAGAATTATCATTGTCTATGCCAGAGATAATAGCAACTCTGGAGTCAGCAAGAGAGTTAGATTATTCAGAAAAGAAATTTCTAGCTGCTATTCAGGGTGTGGACTTAGATAAAGAAACAGGATCCGATAAGGGTCAAAAGGAATGGGAAGACCTAAAGGCAAGAGTATTCAGTAGAGGTGCTACATCTGATTCTGATGACGTTCTTGCTTTACAAGGAGTTAATGCCGAAAAACTAGGGTTTGGTATTGGCTTAGGTCTTGATTATGAAGATGGCAGAGACCCTAGTCTTATGCTATAATTAGGTTAGCCTATATAGGAGGAAAAAATGGCAACAACAGTACATGAGGGTAAAGAACTTATTCTTATGGATGGAACAAAGATTAAGGTAAGACCTCTTAAGATTTCTTTGTTGCGTCCATTTATGTCTAAGTTTGAAAAAGTGGCAGAGGTGGCAGAAGATAACGAAAAGTCAATGGCTCTTCTTATGGAATGCGTACGAATTGCTATGGAGCAGTACAGCCCAGAACTAGCTAAGGATTCTGATAAGCTGGAAGATATTCTTGATCTTCCAACAGTTTATGAGATCATTGAAGCAGCATCTGGAGTAAAGTTAACAGACGCAAACGCTCTTCTTAACACAGTGCTTGCAAATAACTAAAAAAATAAATAACAATTAAAAAGAGGGAGGTGCTAGTTTGTGGCTGACGTAAATGCTAATATAGGCGTAAATATAAATACGGCTTCTGCACTTGCGGGTCTAAAAAACTTACAGCGACAACTAGCAACCTTTCACTCTTCTGTAGCACAAGGTAGTGCACAAACAGCAGCAGCCCAAAGAGGCTTGCAGACAAATCTTTTAAATTCAATTAATGCAACAGGAATGTTCACGGCCAAGATGGGCCTTGTCAGAACATCCACAGAATCTTTTACACACGCACTTGAAAATAACAAACTCACCATGCGTGAGTATTTCCGTTTTGCTGGGGCATCTACAAAGACATTCGGAAGAATGTTTAAGTCTGAGTTTGACACAATTGGCAAGGTAGCTCAAGATCGTGTCAAGAAGATGCAAACCCAGTACATCAAGATGGGCCGTGATGCATCTGGTGCAATGAAGGCAATGGCTATTACGCCAAATACCTTAAACATGAAAGACTACGCAACACAGACTGCTGTTGCAGCACAGAAGCAAGCACTCTTTAATCAGCTTGTAAGACAGGGCTCTACAAACCTTCTTAACTTTGGTAAGAATACACAGTGGGCTGGTCGTCAGCTCATGGTTGGTTTCTCTATTCCTCTTGCATATTTTGGAACAGCTGCAGCTAAAACATTTATGAAGCTAGAAGAACAGGCGATTAGATTTAAGCGTGTTTATGGCGAAATGTTTACTACATCTGAAGAAACAGATAAGGCATTAAAGGACATAGAAGGTCTAGCAAAAAGCTTTATTCAGTACGGAGTTAAAGTAGAAGACACCATGAAGATGGCAGCTGATGCTGCTGCTATGGGTAAGATGGGTGCAGAGCTTACAGCACAAGTTGCACAGGCAACAAAATTGGCGGTACTTGGTAGCGTAGAACAAGACAAAGCATTAGAGACAACAATCTCACTTACAAATGCTTTTGGTATTTCTGCTGATCAGCTTGCTCAAAAGATTAACTTTCTTAACGCAGTTGAAAACCAAACTGTAGTAAATATTGAAGACCTTACAACAGCTATTCCTAAAGCTGGACCAGTTGTTAAGCAGCTTGGTGGATCTGTAGAAGATCTTGCTTTCTTCCTTACAGCAATGAAGGAAGGTGGCATTAATGCATCAGAAGGTGCCAACGCACTCAAGTCTGGTTTGGCATCTCTTATTAATCCAAGCAAGAAAGCATCTGAAATGCTATCTGGACTTGGAATTAATATTAACGCTATTGTTGAAGGAAACAAGGGAGATCTAAAGGGCACTGTTATAGGATTTGCACAGGCACTTGATACTCTTGCACCACTTGAAAGATCAAGAGCAATTGAGCAGCTATTTGGTAAGTTCCAGTTTGCACGTCTTTCAACATTGTTCCAGAACATCACAAAAGATGGTACACAGGCAAACCGTGTTCTTGGTTTGACAAATGCAAGCGTTGAAGAACTTGCAATCTTATCTGAGCGAGAAATGAACAAGGTAAAGGATGCTGTTGGAACTAACTTCAAAGCATCTATGGAAAACCTAAAGGTTTCTATTGCTCCAATTGGAAAAACATTCCTTGAGGCAGTAACTCCAATTGTTAAGTTTTTGGGTAAGTTGTTTGAAAAGTTTAATGGATTAGATGATGGCGTAAAGAAGTTTATTGTAACAGCAGGAGCACTTGTAGGAATTATTGGTCCTGTTCTTCTTATGACATTTGGTTTGGTTGCTAACGGCGTTGCTAATATAATTAAACTGTTCTTGGCTATGCGTGTTGGTTTCATGAAAATTGGTGGCAGTAGCAAGATTCTGGCAGAACAAACAACATATTTAAATGCAGCACAGCTTGAATCAGCTACAGTTGCAGCATCTCTTAACCAGGCACACACACAGCTAACACAAAGATTTGAATTTGAAGCAGCAGCAGTAAGAGCATTGAGAAATGCCTATGTAGAGGCAACAGTTGCAGCAGCTAAGTTTGCTAGATCAAATCCTGGAGCAATGATGGGACCAGGTGCTCGTCCAGCTGGCCCAAGAAGATATGCTGGAGGAACTACAAACGTACCTGGCCCAAGAGGAGCTGGAGATATTGTTCCAACACTTTTGAGTCCAGGTGAGGCTGTCATTCCAGCGGGAGTTGCACAAAGTCCAGACTTCAAGCCAATCATTGCTGGAATGGTTAATGGTTCAATTGCAATGAACGATGTAGGAACAACAGGAGCAGGAAATCCTGCAAACAATGGAAATGGAACAAGGGGAGTAACTCTTAAGAGCCTAGGCATTGCAGAGAATGCTCCTTCAGTTCCAAGAGTAATTCCAACACAAGAATCACCATTAACACTTTCTGCACAAGCAACTAGAAAGCAAAAAGCTCTTCAAAGATATTTTGATATCAAGTACGGTCCAAACTCTGGTGCAAGCCCTGAAGCAAAAGCTGCGTATGCGTCTAATAAGAATGGCTTTAGAGACTTAACAAAGAGACTTGTCTTTGATCCTACCACTAAAAAGTATACATACATCAATGCAAAGGGCATAGCTGGAGCTCAAATTACAGCACGGGAAATTGAACAAAGAATTAAGTATACTTTTAAAGAAGCTCAAAGTGGACTAGGAAAGTATTCAACAAAGTCTATAACTCCATCAACTCTGAATAGACACCTTGAACGAATTAAGCAACAAGGAACAGGTGCTCCTTCTGCGGTAAAGAGCTTGCGCCAAAAGATGAACCTTAAAGATTCTGCAATTGCAGCAAGAGAGGGAGAAAAGCTTCACAAGGAGCTAACAAAGGCGGGACTTAGCAAGGCAGAGATTCAAAACTTTATGTCAAATAAAGAAGAGTCTCATATCCTTAAGCCAAAAGACTCTGCAACAAAGTGGCAATCAGGGCACACCATATCTGATCATAGAGGATTAAATAACTACCTAAATCGTGCAGGTGGTTCTACTATGGGTAAGCTAATCAACAATCCAAAGCTTATTCTTCCTAAGTCACAAGGTGGACTAGGCCTAAGCCAGAAGGATGTTCTTCAGCTAAAGAACGACTATAAGTTTGCACAGCTAGAAAAGCACCCTACAACTCCGCAAGAGCTTAGTAAGTTTGCAAGACTAGCAGCTCTGGAAGTTGCAGCACACGAATCTGGAATAGCAAAGGTAGACAAGATCTACCAGTCAAAGGGCGTTCTCGCTTTGGCAAAGGTAAGAACTCCAGAGTACTACAAGGATATTGCAAAAAGAATTATTAAGCTTGGACCAACACCAAAGGCTTTATCTGAGGTTGTTGCTGTTTCTAAGGGTGAAAAGCAAAGTGCTCCAGGAAAGAAGCCAGTAACTCTAACAGGACAGAACACACAGCCAAAGCCTGCGGGAATGCAAACAACAAGCAGAAACGTAGCAGACAATAGAATTACTACCCTTGATAAGGGCGGATCAATTATTCCAAAGGGAGTAAGAATTAGAGGAGGTATTGATGGAATTAATACAGTACCTCCAGGAATGGCTGTATCAGCTATTGACAGACAGTTCAATGCAGAGCAAAACTCTTTGCGTCGTCAAATTGAGCTTCAAGAAAAAAGAAGACTTGCAGCACTTAGATTAGAAGCAAAACTTAAGGAACAAGAAAAGGCAAGACTTAAGGCAGAAGCAAATGCTAGAGCAAAGCAGGCACAGCTTGATGCAACAAATGCAGCAAAGGCTAGAGCAGGACTTGCAAAGTTTAGTGAAAGAGCAACACAGGGACTCGGAGCACTATCTGGGTTAACTATAGCAGCATCATTTGCTGGTGGTGAAATTGGCTCAATGGCACAAAAGATTATGCCATTCATATTTGGTTTGCAAGGCGTAGCAATGCTTCTTCCTGCTCTTGTCAAGTGGCAGGGACTTGTTGGACTTACTGTAGCAGCTTTTGTGGCTGCACAAATGTGGATTAATAACTCTGCTAAAAATGCAAGAAATCAAATGCTAGACTTAGCAGAAGCAACAGGATCAGCATCTGAAAATATCAAGAAAATGTCTGAGTTTGCGGGTACAGTAAGTGCTGCAGAACTACTAGCATATAAGCAAGCTAACTCAAGAAGCCCACTTACTGTTGCACAAGGCAAGAGTTCTTTTGGAGAGATGTATGCAAAGTCTGATCAGGGTAAAGCTACTGCTGCAGGACTAAGAAAAATAATTGGTTCACAAGGCATGCAAGAAGGAGCTCAAGTATTAAAAGAGCAACTCTCTGCAGCCGTCGCTTCTGGAGTGTTTACAACAGCACAAGCTAGAAGCGTTGCACTTAGTATCGGAAGAGAAGTTGGAAATATTCAACTTGGACTTCGTGTTAACGCAGAGCTTGCAAATGTTTTTGGTCCAGATGGAAAAAATATTTTGGGTACAAATGGAATCAATCTTAGAGTAAACTTAGTACAAGAGCAGATGGATAAAGCAAATAGTTTAGCTAAGCAGACCAATGGCGATGGAAGAGGGTTAGGAAGAATTCCTATTGGAAGCAATAGAGTTCTTGGCGGTGGAATGGATAAGGGTCTATTTACGGCAGCATCTATAATTGGTGCAGGATCTACTGGTGTTCAACTTGGTGCAGCATCAGGTGCTGCTGTTGGTTCATTGTTTGCAGGAGTTGGAGCAGCACCAGGAGCAGCAATTGGTTCAGTAGTTGGTGGAATAATTGCTTCTGCGGTAAAGAGCTTGCGCCAAAAGATGAACCTTAAAGATTCTGCAATTGCAGCAAGAGAGGGAGAAAAGCTTCACAAGGAGCTAACAAAGGCGGGACTTAGCAAGGCAGAGATTCAAAACTTTATGTCAAATAAAGAAGAGTCTCATATCCTTAAGCCAAAAGACTCTGCAACAAAGTGGCAATCAGGGCACACCATATCTGATCATAGAGGATTAAATAACTACCTAAATCGTGCAGGTGGTTCTACTATGGGTAAGCTAATCAACAATCCAAAGCTTATTCTTCCTAAGTCACAAGGTGGACTAGGCCTAAGCCAGAAGGATGTTCTTCAGCTAAAGAACGACTATAAGTTTGCACAGCTAGAAAAGCACCCTACAACTCCGCAAGAGCTTAGTAAGTTTGCAAGACTAGCAGCTCTGGAAGTTGCAGCACACGAATCTGGAATAGCAAAGGTAGACAAGATCTACCAGTCAAAGGGCGTTCTCGCTTTGGCAAAGGTAAGAACTCCAGAGTACTACAAGGATATTGCAAAAAGAATTATTAAGCTTGGACCAACACCAAAGGCTTTATCTGAGGTTGTTGCTGTTTCTAAGGGTGAAAAGCAAAGTGCTCCAGGAAAGAAGCCAGTAACTCTAACAGGACAGAACACACAGCCAAAGCCTGCGGGAATGCAAACAACAAGCAGAAACGTAGCAGACAATAGAATTACTACCCTTGATAAGGGCGGATCAATTATTCCAAAGGGAGTAAGAATTAGAGGAGGTATTGATGGAATTAATACAGTACCTCCAGGAATGGCTGTATCAGCTATTGACAGACAGTTCAATGCAGAGCAAAACTCTTTGCGTCGTCAAATTGAGCTTCAAGAAAAAAGAAGACTTGCAGCACTTAGATTAGAAGCAAAACTTAAGGAACAAGAAAAGGCAAGACTTAAGGCAGAAGCAAATGCTAGAGCAAAGCAGGCACAGCTTGATGCAACAAATGCAGCAAAGGCTAGAGCAGGACTTGCAAAGTTTAGTGAAAGAGCAACACAGGGACTCGGAGCACTATCTGGGTTAACTATAGCAGCATCATTTGCTGGTGGTGAAATTGGCTCAATGGCACAAAAGATTATGCCATTCATATTTGGTTTGCAAGGCGTAGCAATGCTTCTTCCTGCTCTTGTCAAGTGGCAGGGACTTGTTGGACTTACTGTAGCAGCTTTTGTGGCTGCACAAATGTGGATTAATAACTCTGCTAAAAATGCAAGAAATCAAATGCTAGACTTAGCAGAAGCAACAGGATCAGCATCTGAAAATATCAAGAAAATGTCTGAGTTTGCGGGTACAGTAAGTGCTGCAGAACTACTAGCATATAAGCAAGCTAACTCAAGAAGCCCACTTACTGTTGCACAAGGCAAGAGTTCTTTTGGAGAGATGTATGCAAAGTCTGATCAGGGTAAAGCTACTGCTGCAGGACTAAGAAAAATAATTGGTTCACAAGGCATGCAAGAAGGAGCTCAAGTATTAAAAGAGCAACTCTCTGCAGCCGTCGCTTCTGGAGTGTTTACAACAGCACAAGCTAGAAGCGTTGCACTTAGTATCGGAAGAGAAGTTGGAAATATTCAACTTGGACTTCGTGTTAACGCAGAGCTTGCAAATGTTTTTGGTCCAGATGGAAAAAATATTTTGGGTACAAATGGAATCAATCTTAGAGTAAACTTAGTACAAGAGCAGATGGATAAAGCAAATAGTTTAGCTAAGCAGACCAATGGCGATGGAAGAGGGTTAGGAAGAATTCCTATTGGAAGCAATAGAGTTCTTGGCGGTGGAATGGATAAGGGTCTATTTACGGCAGCATCTATAATTGGTGCAGGATCTACTGGTGTTCAACTTGGTGCAGCATCAGGTGCTGCTGTTGGTTCATTGTTTGCAGGAGTTGGAGCAGCACCAGGAGCAGCAATTGGTTCAGTAGTTGGTGGAATAATTGGAATTAGCACTGGAGCATTCATGGCTGCAAAGTACATGGGGCAAGCTGCAGCTCGTGTTGCAGGATTTGCTGCACAGACAACAACAGCCTATAAGACTGCGAATGATTTAAGCAATCAAATGCAAGCTGCTTTGCAATTGTCATACGCAGATGCAATAAAGAAAGCAAAAGCTGATAAGGATATTTTGAAGGTAAGAAGACTTGAGCTAGAGCTTGCAAAAAAGAGTAAAAGACTACAGGAACAAGGACAAAAAACAAGACAAGACGCTGTTGACTTTTATGCAAACTCAAAGGGATTAACTAGAAGAGAAACAAGAAAAGCACTTGAAGAAACAACAAAGCGTAAGTATAAAGACGATGCTCAGCAGTCTATGTACGTAAATGATGCAACAAGTGTTGCAAAGAACATGAGTGGAACCCTTGAAGGTAAGATTCAAATGATGATGGGCAATGGCTCAATGACTCCTGCACAGGTTGTTGCTCTTGATAACATGATTGCAGATGGACCACAGAAGACAAAAACTTTTAATATTGTTGCACAGATTGATACTAAGTTTGGTGGAGTTGCAGCAGGATCAGGTGTTGATGTAGCTGGTGGGTTTACTAACCTTATAGGAGAAACAAATACAAATGCAGTAAATACATTCTTTGTTGATATTAGAAAAGCTAAGTCACAGAAGGAAGTTGATGACCTGCTAAACCTTTATGGAACATTGTCAATGGGTAATGGATATCTAGATGTTGGAATGCTTGTAGAGTATTACCAAAAGAATCCAAAAGCAGCAGAAGAACTTAATAGTCAGCTTGATGCACTTAAGGAAAACGGTGGAAAGATTGACATTGCAGTTCTTCAAACATTCTTGCCACCAAAGGTTATGGGTGCAATTAATCAGGACTACTTCAAAAACCTTGATCAAAATTCTCGTCAGGTTTATACAACTGTTATTGCTCAAATTCTTGATGTTAAGGATCCAAAGGTAATTACAGAAAGCGGTGACTTTGACACATGGATGAATGACACTAGTGAGTTTGGTGGAGCAAAGTATAAGGGACAAAAGCATGCAAGAGTCACATGGGCACAAATGTATGCAGCAGCAAAGGCTGAAAAGGTCACAACTGAAAACCCTGCTCTAACCCCAGTTGATTACAATGGCGGTAAGCAGTCTGGTGCTGGAGAAAGAGATACGACATTTGATGAAACATTAACTGCTCTTAAGCGTACTAGAGATTCAAGAATTAATGAAACAGGTGGAAAGAATGAACTTCTTCGCATCCTTGGTGGAAAGAAAGACATTAAGATATTTGAAGGACTTGATCAGCAGCTATCTAAGCTTGGTGCTAACACAGCATTTATTGACTGGGTTGGTGGATTAGAGAAGAGTGTAAGAAACAAGTTAATCACAGTAGCAAAAGATGGAACAGTTGCTCTTAAGGCATTAGGTGAGGCAGCAAAGAAAGCATTTAACGAAAAGGCATTAGGAGCCTGGAGCGTGAGTTCTGTTCTTGCTACTCAGGCAGCTAAGGCACAAAGAACAGCCTTTGTAAAGTTAAAGAACTCAGGAGTTGAAACTTCAGAGGCAATGAATTTAGTTGCAGACGCTGACCTTGCAGTTGCAATTGCCAGCGTAAAAACTTCAGGGGAAGTTCAAAAAACTGTAGATCAGTGGAAAGAATCAAAGCGTCAAGCAGAGATAACTCTTGCCATGACAGATCCAAAACAGTACTTTAGTGATATCAATGATGAGTTAAAGAGACAGTATGACTATCAGCAAAAGATAATGGCATTACAGAGAAGTGCTACAGAGTCTAAGATTTCTGGAGACTATATTGGTGCATCTATGCTTGGTCAGCAAAAGATTCAAGAAGTTTCACAGTTTAATCAAGAATCAAAGCCAATTGATTTTGCTAACAAGTTAGCTGTAATGAAGGAAGCTCTTAATATTGCTAAGAACTCTAAGCTAAAGGATAAGGGGCAGATAGCATTAATTCAGTCAACTCTTAGCCAAGGCTCTCTTGGTATAGATCAGCTAAGATCATTTAGCCCAGACCTAACAAAGGCAGCTGCTCTTCAAACAGGAAATCCAGCAATTGCAAATACATTTAGTAATCAGGTATCAGCAACTACACCAACCTCTGGAACAGTGTATAATGTTACTATGACAGTTAATGGGGCCAAGGCAGATGCTTCAGATATCGCTAATCAGGTTATCAAGAAGCTTGGTGTTAAAACAACACAAAATAACAAATCAAATGCGGTGACCCCATAATGGCCTATGCAATTCAAGCAGGTATTCAGGTTTCTTTAAACGGTACCACATGGTATAAATTAACAGACCATAATCGTGAACCCATTCAAACGGACATAGAGCTTATTGAGAGCCAGTCTAGAATGGCCAATGGAAGCCTTAGAAAGTACATTGTAGCCAAGAAGCACAAGGTATCCACCTCTTGGATCTTCCTACCCACCAAAACGGCTGAGACGGCTGATGGCAACTATGGAGCAGCATGGATTGAGTCATTTTATAATGCTAATTCTGGGATTCCTATTTATTTAAAGATTGTTGAATCTGTTCTTGAGGCAGACCCAGCTACAGGGGCAGTTCCAGATGAATCAGGAAATAAATTTAAAACGGCAGCAACTGAGTCAACAGTAACAAATGCAACGGGGTCAAAAACTTATAGTGTATTTATAACTAACTTCTCTAAGACCATATCAAAGAGAAGTAGAATTGCTGACTACGTAGATATAGATATTGAATTTACGGAGATCTAATGCTAACAAACGTAAGCTCTTCTGTATTCTCAAATTCAGATTCAGTTGGAATGATTCCCGTTGTTTCTGCTGAGTGGAACCACAATCTTTTTAATCCACCATTTATTACTGTAGCTGGTCCAGGAACACCAATGACTGTTGCACTGTCTTCATCTGAGGGAGCTGTGTCTTCTGTTACTGAAGGAGCAAAGCCTAACTTTACAACAAAAAGCCTACCAATGGATGAAGGAAAAGGATTTGTTGAATACACTGTTACTGCAAACAATAAAAATGCTTACAAGATAATCACATATGTTAAAAGTAGCAGTCCAACTCCAGTAATGGTTTCGTCCTTTGCAGAAGGACCAAACTCAGAATTTGGATCAACACAAGAAGAAGTAACTTCTTTGGGTTGGACAAAGATTGTAACTTTAATGGGTGGGCCTTTATATTCAGATCAAACTATTGCAACTTTTAATTATAGAATGAACTTTAATACACTTAGCGGTATTGATGAAAGCCCAACTATCTATTTTACTGTCCCACAGGTCTATGAAACATCCTGGATGAACTACACAAATGATTCCCTGTGGCCTACAGATAGCGTGTTTCAGTTTTTTAGACCAGGGGAGTCTTACGTATCGTCTGGAAACGTTAACTGTTCTTTGCCTTCAAGCTATAGAAAAATCAACACATCAATAATCAATAATTATTCTGGAGCACATTACTCACCAATTAGTTCTATCACGCAGACTCCATCTTTCTTCTTTGCATCGCCACCAGTGCCAGGAATTAAAAATTCTTTGCCAACAGATATTTCTCCATACAAGTATTTTGTTTCTGACAGCATTAACTCAGAAAATAGTTATACCCCAAGCATAGCTGGACTATATGAAAGTCCAATTCTAGCAAATAAAATTGTTATTAAGTTTAACACTCTTATCACTACTCCTACAATAAATATTAAGATCAATGATTCTTTAATTACTGTTGATGGAAGTCAGAACATTACTCCACCATCAAACTCAGATAGCTTTGTAACGGGACTACTTACTCTTTATTGGACAGGTAGTGCATGGACAAAAACTAAATGGTCAGATATGCCAAAGTTCACAAACGCAGGGGCAGTAAGCAAGGTAACATCTATTAGTAAAATCTCTGTGACACAAGTATCTGTAGCAATAAAGACACAGTTTTCTTCGTATGATAATGTGTATACAGATGATGACTTCAAGGCTATGCATCTTGTGGAGATCTCTCCTAGACTTGAAATTGATCTATCTGATTTTGTAGAGAATTTGTCAGTGGATAAATCCTTGGACTCTCAGAGTACTGTGCTTCCCATATCGTCAATTAATGCTGACACAATGAGTGTTAGGCTTTCTGCAATACCATTGCTCAATAATAATTTGCCAGTTAATATCTTTGCTGGCCAGACTGATAACAGTTCGGTAGTGCTTAAAAATCTGCTAAGAAAAAATGTAAAGTTTTATGTTAGCTTTAACATTTTTGAGTATTCTGATCTAAGTGCAGGAACAACATCAACAGCAAGCTCATATATACCAGGCGGTGTCTTTTACTCTGACAGCTGGGATGAAGAAGATATTAACTCTGTATCTGTGCAATGTTTTGATTCGTCCAGATATCTACAGTCTATGCCTGCACCAGACTATGTTGCAAATCTAAAGACGGTATTTGAGATCATTACAAACATTCTTGACTCAGCAGGCTTTACTGACTATGACTATGACTCTTTGTATAGAGTATGTAATAGCAAAGCTATTCCAATGGACATTTCTTATTTTTATTGCAACTCAAAAGACTCAACAGTGATTGATGTTCTTAATAAGATTTTTATTGCCTATCAAATAGGATGTTATATTGATGAGTATGGAGTAATGAAATTCTTGAGCCTGTATGAGATTTTGTCTTCAACATCCTCTTCTTTATCAATATCTGATTTTGACATAGAGCAGGAAGGTTTTTCTGTTTCCAACAAAGCAAAGCCAGGAAAGATATCTCTAAGATATCAAAGCCCAAAAGTAAAGCAATCTCCTTCTTTGCAAAATGTTACAAACCCTGCAATTGCTGACTCTCCTTCTTTTGTGTACACAACCTCTAACGATGTAGTTTGGCAGCAGCAGTCTATAGATTCTGTAGGATTTAATTACATCAAGGATGGAATGGATAAACATTCTAACGTTTTAAATATTAATATCAACGATCTTCAAAATATATTCCACACATTTAATCGTGATGCTAGCGGATATGTATTTATTGAAAATGAGATTGTTTCTTTCTTGTACAAAGAATACAGAATCTCCAAGGAAGATGGAACGTCAGTTCTTGTATCCATCAAAAATAACCTTGAGCTAGAGTCAGAGATTAACAAGTTTATTAAGCAATATAGCGTTGGCCTTAAGGTTTCAGACGGAACTGAGAAACAAGATTATGATGTAATAGTTACTCCAACAGGAAATATCACAAATGTTCAAAGAGGAATGTTTGGAACATTGCCAGCAGAGCATAAGCGAATTACAGACTTAGCAAGCAAGGGATTAATTGAGAAGTTGTACGATCAAAATAGTACAATCACAAGCAGCCCTGGATTTACTTCTATTATTGATGGCTATGACTCTGATAATGCTTTGCCAAGTATTGACAAGATTAGTGTATCTTCAGACCTTGGGTCTTACAGTCAAAACAACAGCTTCTATGATCTTCTAGTGTTTCCAGAAAATGAAATTGATGATAACTATCAAACCTATTCTGTTAAATTTGACATGCCAGAGCAGGCAGTAGCCTCAGCAGGATTATTCTTTAATATGGAGAGCAATACCTCAGCATCTGGAATGTATAGAGTTCAACTTTTACGAGTAAATAAAATAGATCCAGTCACTTCTGCACTTTACTCTCCACCAGTGTATAAGTATATTTTGATGATAGACAATGGAGCAGAGATGTTCTGGTCAGAGGTTACTGGGGAATGCACAAATATTGTAGATAACTTTTCAAAGATTATCAAGAAGACACCAGTTACAAATGGGTTTGAATATTCCTATGTTAGTGATAATCCATTTAACCTAAAGGTAGTTCATTATCTTTCAGATGGATCTGATGGAGAACAAGGTTCTGAGGTAGAACCAAAAAGAATAGTTTCTGCCTTCATAAACAATGTGGAAATTATTGGATGGCAAACTGCTAAGGAAGATGACTATGACGCAGATACACACCCTGGAGGTTCTGGATGGAAGTCAACAGAGGTCAACACCTTAACTGGAATGAGACAGAAGCCATTCTTTACAGATACTATTGAGACTGGAAGAAAGTTTGGGTTTATGACAAGCCTTCAGCCAATTCAACCAGCGGATATTCATCCTTTAGTATATGACAACCCTCTTTATGATTCACCGCAAAATACTCCAGTGTCACCATCTTCTCTTAGAGAAATTCATGCTACACAGAAACCTCTTAAAGAAAGAAGCGTTAGTTATTTCTATCAGGATAGACAGTTCCTAAATGGACTCATTCAGGGTCAGCCACTGTACGGCAACTCAAAGACTTACATTATGCAGACTACACCAGAACTATCTGGAATCAATTACTACGATGTTCAGTACACAACACCTGCAGCAGTATCAGTTGATGTATTGCCAGTAGAGTATATGTGGAAATATTATCCAGGGAATTCGCAAGAAGATCAAATTTATTATGCAAAAAAGCTTATTGATGAATACTCTTTAGCATACTCAACCCCAATCAATACAGGGTTTAGAGCAAAGATGGCAATTGCAAACAACTCATCCAGCGTAGTATTTTTACACAAAGAAGCTGACAGCCTAAATGAGTTTACGATTAATCTAAACCTATGGACACACGAGATCGTAGCTCCATCGGACCCTGAAATTATAGAACATATTGTTGATCAAACTAACCTATCAGAGGTAGCTCAGATAGACTCTGAGTGGATTCAGTCCAAGCAGTCAGCTCAAAGAATACTAAAGGTGGTATCCATGGGGGTTGAAGGATTCTCTAAGTCAGTAAACCTAAGCATCTTTGGAAATCCACTAATCCAGGTTGGAGATATAGTTACACTCTCATATTCCCTAAATGGCATATCTAACCAAAAGTACTTTGTTTCTGGAGTTTCTCATTCGTTTGACCAGGGGCTTTCAACAAATATAACGCTAAACAGGATTTACTAAACAGTGCCTTTATGGTATAATTGACAAAATAGGAGAATAATATGGCATTTGTAAAGATATCGGATCCAAACATAATTGACCTTGCTGCTTGGCACCAGGTAATTAATGTTGTTAATCAGCACACAGATAGCATAAATGCTATAACTAATAATTTTGGTGTTCAGGGAAGTACCTCTGTTGACTGGAACTCTGACAACGATGTTACTCATGAGTTTAGCAGCGGACCACAGAAAATGCTATACGGAAGAACAAAGATTAATACTGCATCTGCATCCTACAAGCATAACAAGCAATTCTTCTATGGAGAGATTTCGTTTGCTCCTAGTGGGTCAGGAACAACAGCCTTTAGTGCTAAGCCAGTGATTACTGGAACAATTCAATTTGGCCATGCAAATATTGATGCTCTAGACGACACAGACCATAACATAATTGTAACAATCTTTGCAGTTACAGAGTCTAAGTTTAGCTATAGAGTAACAAGAGCAACAAGCACAGGTACAACACCCGCTGCATTAACAGGATATTTTTATTTAAATTGGCATGCAATGGGTCCAAAGTAAAAGGTACCCAAGATGAAATCAAAATATACTAGCGGTAAATCTGTTGCAAAGAACCCAACGGTAACCATTAGTGTTGATGATCCAAGAGCAGCATGGAACAAGATAGTTCAAACAAGATCTCGCCAAGGAGCAGAAATTGATCTGCTTGGTTTAAACGGCAAGGCTCTTGTTGCTGGAGGTAGCAGTCTAGAGAATCCAACAAATAGTTCAGGACCAGTTGCACCACCAGACTCTACCGAAAAAGTTGTAGTTCCACCCATGAATGGTAGATCTTCTTATGTAATTGATCAAGCATTTTTGTCTCCAACATCAGTATCAAACATAGTGGCAGATTGGTCTGGAGATGATTTAGTAATAACATTTGACTGGGACTATGAGAATGTAGATAATCAGTCAGCATCAGAATTTATAGTTGAGCTAAAAGTTGGAACAACAATTAGTCAAACTCCTCTTCAGTCATTTTTGGTAAATAGAACACAGACCGCTCAAACTGTAACTGTAACAAAAGCAATGAATAAAGCTATGTTTGGTATTCAACAAACTGCCTTTACTACTATCTGTATTTTTGTTGCTGATCCATTTTATAATTTAAGTGAAAAAGTTTGTGCTGCAACTGTTCCAGAGTATACATTAAACTTACCAGTTCCAGAAATAACTGTTACAGCAATAAGCAATGGATACAGTGTTGCCTATACAGCACCAACAGACCCAGCATATAACTCTATTGAAGTTGTTGAGTATGAGTCTACAGATTCATCAGCACCAACAAATGTTACATACTCAAGAACATATTTTGGAACTGTTAGCCCTGCAAATGTTATTGTTCATAACTACAATGCTCGTTGGGTAAAAGCAAGATATCATTCAGACTCAGGGGCAACAACAGATTTTTCAACGGCATACCAAGTTACACCAACAAGCCCAGTATCAGTAGACCTAACACCCCCTAATGAGGTAGCAAGCGTATCTGCAGCATGGTCTGGAGATAAGATCATTGTTAGCTATACCCTACCATCTTCAAGTCCAGCAGCTAGAATCCAGATACAGCTAACTGCACCAAATAGTTCTATCGGATATTTTTATGCATTCCCTACAGGATCTGGAACAAGTCAAACTCATACGATCACAAAGTCAGAGCTAGGCTATCAGTTTGGTACACACTACAGCTCGTATACTGGAGTATTAAAAAGTATTGATGCAAACGACAACAGAAGCTCTGGTGTTTCATTTTTAGTTCCTGCAAGAACTAATCCACTGCTTGGTGTAGTTCCAACATTTTCTACTGTACCACTTTCTAATGGTTACTCTGTAAGCTACACACTTCCAACAGGAGCTCAGTTTGCAGAAATTTATGCAAAGCATACACCTTGGTCAGGAGATCCTACAAATGATGAATATGTTGTCTATGCAGGTTTACCTCCAGCCATTGTTACTGACACAGACTACACAACAACCTATATAAAAATTCGTTACTATGATGACTTTGATAATACATCCAGTTATTCTTTAGAAGGAACAGTTACACCGCTTAATCCAGGAGAGATAACCTCTTTTGAAAATCCTATAACCTTTGGAGAAAATGCAGTAATCTATGCTGGCAATAGTCCAACAGAGGGAACTAGAACTCTATTTAAATCTGGAGGTATCTTTGCTTACGATGCAACAAATACTTCTCCATCAACACAGATAGTTTCTAATGCTTCAGCAGGTACTCCTACGTTTATCACTACTCAGGCTCAAATCGCTGATTGGAAAATATCAAGCACAAAGATTGAAAATACCTTGTCTGGAATACCAAGTAAATATACAGGACTTTCATCAACAGGGCCTTATTCTTTTTGGGCAGGTAGTGATGTATCTGGCGGTAACTCAGATGCTGACTTTACTGTTACAGCTGGTGGTGCAGTAACAGCAAGAAACATTACAATTATTGGTAATGGAAATGCATCAAGTAATCTTATCAACGCAGGTGGACTATTTACAGTTAAAAATGATGGAACCTTTACAGCAACGGGAGCAAGCCTATCTGGAACCATCTATGCACAAGGGGGACAGTTTAATGGAAATGTCCTTCTCAATGGCGGAGCTCTTTACGCACCTGGAACTGGTGGCACAGCTAATAGCGGAATAAGAACAGTATTTAATTCTTCAGGAATAGCAGCATTTAACGACGATGGGGGTTATGCACAAATGCTTACAACCCCACTTGCAAATGGTGCAGTGTTTTCAACTACAGCAGCAGACATTGGTGGATGGGAAGTTACATCTAGTAAAATTCAAAAAATGTCAATAACTGGCAAAGGCAACATTATTCTTGATTCAGATAATGGGTATATTGCTGTATCTAATTCATCTGTTGCTACTTACCTTGCAGGAATTAATAGCCCAGGAACTGATCCAGCAAGCTCTGTATTTTGGGCGGGAGATGGAACAGGACCAAACGACACAGCAAACCCATTTAGAGTAACACTAGCAGGTAAACTATATGCACAGAGTGGACAGATAGGTGGCTCATCTAACTACTGGGACATTACTGCAGATGGAATTGAAGCTAAGGGTAGCGGACATATTAAGATTGGTAACTACGTAATCAAAGCAGATAGTACTTCAGAGTTTGCTATTTTTTATAAAAATCCAACAACAAATGCAGAGTCTTCTGTTTTGCTAACAAATACCATTGCTGGATATGATAGAATATATCTAGGCCAAACAGGTCGTCAGGTTGAAGTTGCAAAAAATGCAGAAATATCAGGATCGTATAGTGGAAGCGATCAGGACTATCGCTCAGGTGGGTTAAGAAATATGTATACAATTACAACAAGTCAGTTTACAGCAAACCCAACTGCGTTTCCAAATGCAGGCACTGGTGCAGTTCTTTTAGTGTATACCCCATAGGACTAACATGGCGATTAAGATAAAGGATGCTTTGGGTGATTGGAAAGATATTGCCTCCGCATACATTAAAGGGGCTACAGGAACCTGGAGAGCTTTATCTGCTGGATATATAAAAGCTTCAGACGGATGGAAGCAGTTCTTCTCTCTATCTGCCCCCTACATTCAATACTCTGTAACTATCTCATCATCAAGCTCAACAACCCCATCCGTATTAACTGGAACAAATTATCATTGGTATGGGGTTTCAGAAAACCCTAAATATTTATTTCAAAAGTCAGCAGATGGAACAACATGGACTGACATAGGAACTGAAACCACAATTTCAAACCCCTCTACTGGTTTATCAAATACCGTAACATATACAACTAAAACCTCTGACTTTACTCAAAACGATATGTATTTCAGGTTTTCTGTATTTGGAGTAAATGGAGCAGGGGTTATTTATACATCTTCAAGTGACTCTGTAATGGTTTCTTTAAGCTCAACCCCACCTCCTGTAACTCCTCCTCCACCAGTTACACCTCCATCGCTTCCTGCATGCCCAGGACAAACTACAAATCCAGCAGCCTATACATGTGCTGACCTTGGGCTAACATTGCTTGGAAATTCAACTCAGTATAATATTAATGCTGGGTATCAATGTTGTGGAGATCCTCTTCCTCTTGAGACTGGATTAACTCCAACAATATCAGCTGGAACCTACGTTACTTCTAGTAGTGTTAAATTTTCTGTTACAAATTATAATAATTTATTTACATTTACTCCAACAACATATACTCCAAGTGGAACATTGATTAGTTATACAATTAGCTCTTCTGTTATAAGTTCAACCCAGATAGACTACACTGTTTCTGGCATTACACAAACGGGAGTAACTCTAAGAGTAACTACCTCAAGAACTGGATACACAACAGAATATAGCGAACAAGCTTATTCATTTCCTCCTAACTATCCAACAGATGTTACTCCAACTGATGGACCTCAAAACTCAACAAATACTGCAAGAAAATTAACAGTGTCATGGACACCAGTTTCAGGAATAAACAGGTACATGCTTGCTATTGCTCCAGTAGGTCAGTTTAACTGGGCATATTTTTACAACATTAGCAATCCTTATACAACATCAGGGTATTACGATGTTGGGGTTGAACAAAAAATGTATATCTATGGAACAGATTCTCAGGACAATATCATTAATGGATCACAGTCTTCTGTAGCATACTGGATACCGCAAGCTTATGTGGCTCCTCCTGTAACCCCACCAGTCACGCCACCACCAGTGACTCCGCCTGTTACTCCACCACCAGTTACTCCACCAGTAACGCCTCCACCTGCAACATTCTCAATTACATCTACATCTTCAACATCAAGTAGTGTTACATTTGGCTGGGCTAATGCACCAGCTCTAACAGTAATGTATGGAGTAAGACTTAACAGTGGAACAATTTCTACAGTTACCACAACATCTCATACTTTTTCAGGTCTTACTGCTTCAACACAATATACTGTTACAGTATACGCAAGAGATTCTTCTGCAAATACACTGGACTATGCAACTACAACAATTACTACAACTGCTGCTCCTGTAACCCCACCCGTAACCCCACCGTCAGTCACACCTCCAGTCACTCCTCCTGTAACACCTCCCGTCACTCCTCCTGTAACACCTCCCGTCACTCCTCCTGTAACACCTCCTGTAACACCGCCCGTTACTCCTCCTGTGACACCTCCTGTAACTCCTCCTGTAACTCCACCGCCCGTACAAACTGGAAGTTTATGTACTACTTTGGATGTTAGAACTGGTACATGCAGGGCAACTGGTTGCGATAATGGAGGCTGTGCTAGTGGTGATCCATGCTTCTCAGCAGCAAGCAATAGGTGTCGCTAATTTGACAATGTTTGGATATTGGTGTAATATAGTATTAAAGGAGAAAAATGTTAACTGATTGGGAAATTGAGTTTATTCCTGAAACACCACTAGAGGATTCAATAGCTCTTGTCTGGGTAATTGATGGGCAGTGCTTATATGATTTACCATTGTTAAGTATTCATGCACGAATGTTTTTGGAGCATGATGATGTGATTGATATATCAGATGAGTATCCAGAGCATGATGGAATTACTGTTAGATTTATGAAAAATAATGAAGTAATAGAAGAGTTTCAAACATCTGAATACTTTGGTTCTATACTTTTAAGTAATCCAGAACTATTTGATTTATCATTATATCCATATGGGCGATATGTAAGGTCTCCTAATGCTACCTTTGATGGGGAAAAATTTACTATAACTAATAGGGATATGACAGGATTAATGGAGTGGTATCCAAATAATGTCTAAAAGTAGATGGGAACAATATAGAGAAAAAAATGGAGTTACTCCATTAGATCTACTTAATCCAGCAACTAAAAGTGCTGACAAAGAGGTTGCTATCTTAAGAATGCAAACATGTTTATCTTGTCCAGAGCTTATAAAAATTAGTCATCAGTGTAAAAAATGCGGGTGCTTCATGGATATTAAAACAAAACTAAGTGCAGCAAAATGCCCAATAGGAAAATGGTAATAATCTTATGAATGTATCCTGCAGCTCTTTATCTCAGTCACAATTTTTAGACTATGACTTTGATTATGTTTCCGTTAAAAATTTAAGCGTTGATAACGGTCACAAAGATACCATAACTTTTTCTGGAAAGACCTATCTGTTTGCCACATATTCCCATTATGGACACACAGTTATGGATATTTTTGCTCAGCTAAAAATACTTCAAATAGTACACCCTGACATAAAGCCTGTTTTTTATGAGCAAAGCTCTAAGGGTTTTATGTTTAATAATTCTAAAGTTGTATCAGATATGATAAACATATTAGGAGAAAATTCTGAAAATATAATAGATATATCAAAAAATAATTATGTCTTTGAAGAGGTCATATTATTTTTTGATATGTGCAATCTTTTTAGTGACGAGTTTTATTCAAAGCATGGAGCGACTAGAACACTAAACTATTTTCCTTTTTGCAAATGTTACATGGGATCTGAGCCTTGCGGTACAAGTAAACACTTCAAATATAACTATCTTGCTATAGATACGCTAAGAAAATTTTTATCTCCCTATTTTTCTCAAACTTATGAAGAAAATGTTTATATATCTAGAGAGCATTACAATGCTAAATGGCTTAATGACATACTCCATTATGCCAACAAGGACAGTCTCTCTGAGGAAGAGAAGCATTTGCTTTGGGTCTCACAAATACGATACTACAAAGACGAACCGTTAATCCAATCATTCTTTAAATCCAGAGGGTATAAGATAATAAAACCAGAAGAGCATGGATTTATTGATCAAATTAAGATATTTAGTAATGCTAAAAGAATAGTCAGCTTATCTGGAACAGGACTATTTAATGCTATGTGGTCAAACTCTACAGCAAATATTTTTGAACTAATATCTATACCAGAGTACAAGTATCATTATGAGCAGTTCATAAAGCATGCTGGAGCTAATTATAATAAGGTAGATGTTTACGGTATGTCTGACTATGATATACTTAAAGTATTAATAAACAATGTAGAGGGGGCATCATGACCATAGATCTTTCAGTAATAGAACAAGCAAGAAGTGAAAATCGCATTCACGTATTTAATAACCCATTCCCTGAACTTCCTTCGTGGGACAGCATATTAACTTTGATTGCAGGATACGTTGAGCAGGATGTGCAAAAGTTTCCAGATAGATCGTATCTTTCTCCAGCAAACTTAGAGGAAGAATATTTAAGCTTTGAATTAAAATGTCGTTTTTGGTCAAGACTTGCTTTTCAGTTAAATGATCCAGATGACCCATATATATCTGCTATACCAGAACTAAAGCCTGTCACTGACTGGGGACTATCTCAATATTCAAAACAGGTGTATTCTAATAATTTTGGTCTTGTTACATTTATGAAAAACAAAGGTGTGGTTGGAAGTAAACACTATGACATTGTTGATCAATTTCAGTGGGTTGTAAAGGGAGAGATGATCTGGCGCACAGGAGAAAATTTAGAACATGAGACTCATGTAAAAGAAGGAGATTTTATATTTGTTCCAAAGGGACTAATGCATGAGATTGAAACTTTTAAAGCTCCACGTGCTTGTTTTAACTTAGTTCTTAGAGATTAATAAGGTTATAAAAACATTTAATTAAAATTAGGGGTGTAAAATGTTTAAAGCAAAAACAATAGAAAACTTTTTGTCCAAAGAAGATGCTGAATATTTAATTCAAAAAGCAAATGAATCTAATTTATGGGAAAGCGGTGGCAATGAGTTTTGGGATAACCGTGTAATAAATTATGCAAGATTAAAAAACTTTGATAAAGAGTCTGCCATCATTCTGCTTGATGCAAATATAAGATGTGGTCAAAGAATAAAAGAAGAGTTTGATCTAGATGTTCCTGTATATTCAGACACCTTACAAGTAATTAGGTGGTTTCCAGGAATGGAACAGCACCCCCATGCAGACGACATGTCTAACACTGACATAGTTGGATTTGATCACCGTGCTTTTGGATCAATAATATATTTGAATGATAATTATGATGGAGGGCACACATATTATCCAAATTATAATTTTGATATAACTCCAAAGGTTGGAACATTGGCAGTACACCCAGGAGATCCAGAGCATCTTCATGGAGTTACAAAGATTGAAAATGGAATAAGATATACAATTGCATCGTTTTGGACATTAGATAAGGAGAAAAGCCATGAATGGCCCACACCTTAATGATCCAGGATATGAGGTTCCAGAAAATACCATATTAGTTGTTCCAAGCTCACCTGATAATGATGGGTGGTATAAAGAGATTATTATGCCACTAAAAGGAGAAGCAAAAAGAGATTGGTTTACTCCACACTTTTACTATTGTTTACCATTAAACATTGGCAACCAGTATGGTTTTGTAATTAAATCAATGAGAGACTTTGAGATTATTTGGGATGGATCAGAGCGTGATGCTGTTATTACCTTTTTAAATGATGACAATGCAGAGAAGCAAGTAATCCAAACAGGATTTCCAACAACAAATGCAGAGTCTTCTGTTTTGCTAACAAATACCATTGCTGGATAT